GTGGTGTATGATGTGAAAGCCCCAGGTTGGCGTTCATTTCGTTGGGATTCTGTAACAGATTTTAAACTTTTATAATTCGGAGAAATAATAATGAGCATGATTCATAAAGGACATATTGTCGAAAGCGAACAATCCAAGAACGCTAACGGTGGCACAGAAATGATGCGCAAGCGCCTACTAGACAACGTGGATTTTGATCTGTTGGGTGATGTAGCTATCCACTTCTCAAGACCACGACATGTACCAGCAGACGTCGAGAAGAACATTCTGTACTGCCATGATCTAGCACAAGACCCAGAAAATTCTATTTTGCGCAATGAAAAATGGAAGCAATTTGATCATTTTGTTTTTGTTTCCCAGTGGCAACGTGATCAATACAATGCGATGTATGGCATTCCACACTCTAAGTGTTCAGTCATTCAGAACGCCGTAGAGACGGTCTACGAGGCACGTGAGAAACCTACTGAACAAATTCGATTTATTTACCATACAACGCCTCACAGGGGCTTAGAATTGCTCTATCCAGTATTTGACGCACTGACTAAGGTACATGATAATATTCACCTAGACGTTTTCTCTTCTTTTTCTATCTATGGGTGGGAACAAAGGGACGAACCATACCGTGAATTGTTCATGAATTTGACAGATCACCCCAACATTACATATCATGGCGCACAGCCTAATAGCGTAGTTCTTGATGCATTACTAAAAAGTCATGTCTTCCTGTATCCTAATATTTGGCAAGAGACGTCCTGTATCGCAATGATTGAAGCTATCCGTTCTGGTGTGCTTTGTGTGCATCCTAATCTTGGTGCTTTGAGCGAGACAGCCGCCAATTCTACCATCATGTATAACTACAACGAAAATAAATCTGATCATGCTAATATTGCGTATGCATATGCCAAGCAAGTTCTTGACATTCAAAAGGATGATCCAACATTCATTAGCAGAATGACTAATAACCAAAAGTCGCAGTTGTACCCACACACTATTGAAATTTTCAAAAGCAACTGGACAAAGTTGTTGCTAGAATTGAGAGCTAATGGCTGATATAATTGAATTCCCAAAACAGAAGAGACTTGGTAGCCCACCTCAGAGTGAAGATGAACTTGAAGAACAAGTAGCAGACTTCAGATATGGGTTGGCTGACCAAGTTTCAGAACTGATATGGCAAAGTGTATTAACTGAACTTATTAGAAGTGGTTGTGATTTTGGTGACGAACCATCAGAATACTTCCCTTCTATAGTTCTTGTTTTAGAAACAATTAAATCACTACATCTACTGAGCCAAGGATTGCACCATCCACTACAAGACTTTGCGAATGATGCGATAGATTTAGACGAATATCACGAAGAGGTAGATAAAATACTTGACAATGAGGAAGATATAGATTAGAATGATCTATAAACAAAACAAAGAGAAATATAATGGCAATACTAATGGACTTCAATCAGGTTATCCTTGCTTCGCTTTTTCAAGCAGTAGGTAACCATACGAACATTGACATTGATGAAAACGTCATTCGTCATATGTTCTTGAACTCAGTACGGATGAACCGAAAGAAATTTCACCACGAATACGGCGAGATAATCATTTGCGCTGATGGTAAAAACACATGGAGACGCGAGGCGTATCCGTACTATAAAGCAAATCGTAAAAAGACGCGAGATAAGTCTGATCTTGATTGGAATAGTGTTTTTAATATTATGAACATTATCCGTGATGAGATGAGAGAATTCTTTCCGTATAAGGTAATCCATATTGATCACTGTGAAGCAGATGACATTATCGGTACTATTATTCATAATGAAGGCACAGAGATGAACACAGGCGCTGAAAAGTACCTTGTACTGTCTGCTGATAAAGACTTTATTCAACTACAGACGTATGCGAATGTTGATCAATATGATCCTATCCGTAAGCGTTGGTTGAGTGACAATAACCCCACGCAGTTCCTTGAGGAACATATCATCAAAGGTGATAGCGGTGATGGTGTACCTAATATCCTATCGCCTGACAATTGTTTGGCTGTTGGAGAACGACAGAAGCCTATGACACAGAAGCGTATGGCTTTGTATAGAGGCACTAGTGAGAATATGGATGAGGAAACTATTGCAAGATACAATCGCAATAAAAAGATGATTGACTTGAATGAAGTACCTCAGAACTATAAAGATATGATCATGGCTGAATATACACAAGAAGAAACCGTTGGACGCTCAAAATTGTTCAACTTCTTTATTACCAAGAAACTAAAGAACTTAGTTTCAGATATACAGGACTTTTAAAATGGCAGTAAGACGATCTATTTCAGAAATCGTAAACCACTTAGCAACGATCAAATCTAAAGATGACAAGATTGCTTGGTTGCGTGAAAATGACAGCCAACCGTTGCGAGTTGTGCTAAAGAATATATATGATGTAGGGGTAAAGTTTTTGATACCAAATACACCACCACCTTGGAAATATAATGAGTATGAAGATGAGGCTAAGGCACTGTTATATACAGAAGCACGAAGGCTTAGAATATTTGTTGAAGGTGGCGGTTATGACAATCTGAAGCCAATGAAACGTGAACAGTTGTTCATCAGTTTGTTGGAAGACGTTGACAATGATGATGCTAATCTATTGGCAAACCACATGATAACACAGAAGCCTGTTAAAGGGCTTACAAAGAAAACCTTAATGGAAGCATTTCCAGAATTAATCGAAGAGTAAGAAAAAACTATGGCAAAGACCTTTAAAAGATTCCGCGAAGATTATGATGAAGAATGGGGAAATGGTGATGATTCAGTTGATGACAAAGAGTATCGGATGAAACAACGCCGTGATCGAAAGCGGCTGAAGCGTGAGGAAAAGAACGCAAACCTCTCCACAAACAAAGACGAATAACTGAAAGATATATATTATGATGATGAATGAAAAAGTAATAATGGTAGACTGTGATGGTGTGCTATTAGAATGGACGTACAGCTTCTTTAGATGGATGGAGAAACAGGGATACAAACCTGTAGACCCAACCATCTCGACATACTGCATGGGTGCTACGTTTGGTATCACTCCAGAGAAGGCACATCAACTGATTGAGTATTTCAACCAGTCGGCGGCTATTGGATGGCTAACACCATTCCGTGATGCTGTTAAGTATGTCCGAAAGCTAAACCAAGATCACGGATACGTATTCCATGTAATCACATCTCTATCAGATGACATTTATGCTGGTAAGCTACGTAAGAAAAACCTTGAAGCCGTGTTTGGTCGAAAGATTTTCGAAGAAATCATCTGCTTGCCATGTGGTGCTGAAAAGCATGAGGCTCTTGAGCCATATCGTGATAGTGGGTGCATCTGGGTTGAAGATAAACCAGAGAATGCTGTATTAGGGGCAGAGATGGGTTTACACTCATTCCTACTAACCTCAAATCACAGTAAAGATTTTTTCGACCATAAAGTAACAAATATTAGAAATTGGCGCAATTTGTACGATTCAATCGTATAAATAGATGTATAGAATATAAGGAGCATTAATGCCTACCTATAGTTTTGAAAACAAAGAAACACATGAACAGTTTGAAGAAAGTATGCCTTGGGCAGACTTAGAGCATTATCTAGCTACCAACAATCATATCAAACAAATCTTTAATAAGTTTCCGGGGACAGTTGACCCGTACCGTCTTGGGCTTAAGAAGCCCGATGATGGCTTTCGTGATGTACTCAAAAATGTAAAACATCATCATAAAAAAGATAACATCAACACATGGTAGAAAAGTATTGAGTTATCATTAGGAGGTTTCATGACAAAACAGCGCAGATTATCCCGCAAAGAAAAGCGTAGACAAGAAAGAGACAGTGATCATTTAGTAGGCATTCTAAATCAAAAGTTTGCAATGCGACAAATTACTCCACTAACAGTCTCCCAATCTGACTTATTCAACTCTTATAAACAAGGAAAAAATCTCGCCGCAGTAGGTACGGCTGGCACAGGTAAAACGATGTGTGGTATGTATCTAGCAATGCAAGACGTCATGACGAAACACGAATACGAAAAGATTGTTATCATTAGATCAGCAGTTCAAACCAGAGAGCAAGGGTTCATGCCTGGTTCTCAAGCAGAGAAGGCGGCTGTGTTTGAAGCGCCGTATCAAGACATCGCAAATGATTTGTTTGGACGAAAAGATGCCTATCAAATTATGAAACAAAAAGGCATGATTGAGTTTATGACATCCTCATTTGTTCGTGGATTGACTTTTGACAACGCAGTCATCTTAGTTGATGAGTGTCAGTCTATGACATATCACGAACTAGACACGATCATTACACGTGTTGGTGAATCGTCAAGGATTGTCTTCTGTGGAGACACTGCACAAGATGATTTGGCAATCAACCGCAATAGGGCAGACATTTCTGGTCTTGGTGACTTTATGAATGTTCTTAATGACATTCCGTCATTCCAGACAATCAAGTTCACGGTAGATGATATTGTTCGATCTGGTTTGGTCAAAGAATACATCATTGCCAAAGAAAAGATATTGGAAGCCGCGTAATGCCCGAAGCCGCTAGAGGAGATGCAGTAGAGACTGTAGATACAGTACACGTAGCCGTTGGGGATGCAAACCCCAACGATGGCATCGCTTGTGATGCGGCTCCGACTACGACATCTACTAATGTTTGTAGTGGCAAAGTTTTTGCAGAAGGTACTGGCGTTGTTCGAAAGGATGACGCCGTTACCGCCCACACATTCCCCGGATGCGCAACTCACACTCCAGGATTATCATCTTACAGTGGCAAAGTTTTTATCGAAGGTAAAGGTGCTGGACGTAAGGGTGATACTTATCAATGTGGCGCAGAAATCACATCTGGATCAGGTAAAGTATTTTTAGGTGGATAAATAATTTTTTCTGTGGTATAATACAGAATCAATAGAAAGTTATATTATGTTTAATCATGTGAAGCACGATGTGGTACTACCCACGTTGACTAGAAAAACAACCGAAGGTGGTCGAAGATATTTCACACCAGAAGGTAATGCATACCCATCAATAACTACCGTGTTAGGTATATTGAGCAAAGAGGGCATCCTTGCATGGCGCAAGAAGGTTGGTGAAGAAGAAGCCAACAAAATATCCAGACAGGCATCAGTAAGAGGTACAGCAGTCCACAAGTTGGCTGAGGACTATCTGAACAATGAACCAAACTGGAAGGAAGGTGCAATATCAACCAACCTATTCTCATTCGAAGACATCAAGAAGATCATGGATAAGCGTCTGGATAACATCTGGATGCAAGAGGTATTCTTATATAGTGATCGTCTCAAGACTGCTGGACAGGTTGACTGTATTGCAGAGTTCGATGGGCAGTTGTCCATTATTGATTTCAAAACATCTCGAAAGCCAAAGAAAGAAGAATGGATCACTTCATACTTCATCCAAGCCGCTTTCTATGCCGCCGCTTTCTATGAGAGGACAGGGATACCTATTAAACAGGGCGTGATCTTAATCACAGTAGATGGATCAGAGCCTCAAGTATTCAAGATAAATACATACGATTATTTACAACACTTCTTAAATGTACGCAAAGAGTACAAAAAACAAAAAGGAATATAATATGAGAGAGAAAATGATTAGTGCTATGATCCAACATGCGATTGGACATGTCGAAAAGCACAAAATGAATGTAGAAGTATATCTAGCCAACCCAGCGGGCATTGGTGAACATCCTGATGTATTTGAAGCCATGGAACAAGAGATCATGGAAATTGCCAAGTACCAAGATGTACTAGATATGCTAGAAAAACATTTTTAAAACAAAGTTGTTGACAACGTTTGATAGATTCGCTATAAAGTATGTATAAGTTAAGAATCAAACGAAAGAGAGAATGACATGACTGCTTTTACAAATGAAAACCTAGACTTCCACGGTGGCTACTTGATGTTTCGTGGCGCTTATGAAGGTCAGCCAGTTTATGAAGCCAAGCCAAACATGCACCCTTCGAATGTTGGTCGTCGTATTGACTTGTTCATCGCTCGTTTTAAGCACAGTGGTACTCCTATCACTAAAGCAAAATTCGTTAAAGAGTTGAAAGCAAATTGGACTGTTGAAGAATACGCCGCTAAACGTGCCGAAGGTTTGACACCACACGCTATCATCGAAACTAAGAACCCAACATGGGCTAAAGACATTATAGACCAGTGGAAAGCCAAGAATGCCAAGAAAGGAATGTAATGCGTTACATCATCATTGACCCAGACGAAGGAATTTTTCTGGGTACAAGAAAAGATGAAGAAATGGGTGGGATGGGAATGTTGTTCTCAGCCCACAATTTTTTATACATCACCAGAGCAACTTGTTGGAAGACTAGGGAAGAAGCCACGTCTTACATGTACAGACACATTAAACGTCATCTGGAACATTGTTTTGTGGCAGAGATCGATAGCGATACCAAAGAACAATTCGTTAGTATTCCAGATATATGTAGGTCTGGTTTTGGTGGTTATGCTTGGGATATGATAGATGTCATGCCCACACCAAGCCAAGAACTTCATTAAAAGTTGAAAAAAGTTGTTGACAACGTTTGCTAGATTCGTTACAAAGTAAGAGTAAGTTAAGAATCAAACGAAAGAGAAAAAAATGTCAATTAATTATGTTTCAGCCGATAATAGTGGTCTTGTTTTTAGCATTGAATGTGCAGACCAAGGTTCAATAGAGCGTAGAGCCGACACTGTAGAAGACGGTGTGCATTGGGTCAATAAGTACGGCATCGACAACAATGAATTGTACTTCTCTTCTTCAATGGACTTTGCGACTGAAGAAATGTTTGAAACAGACATGGGCGCTAAAATCATGTTTGAAGAAATTGTTGCTCAATCACAAAATTATAGTTGACATCTACAAAAACTATGTTACATTAATATATGTAATGAAAACAAACTTGAAACCTTGAAAGGGTTATATCATGGCACACGAACTTGAAATGATTAACGGCGAAGCACAAATGGCGTATCGCGCAAGCAACGGTCTTCCTTGGCATGGACTAGGAACACCAGTAGGTGATGACATGTCACCACAAGAGATGATGGAAGCCGCCAATCTTAATTGGGGCGTAGAGAAGGTTAATACCTACTTCCGCTTCAAAGGTGACAACATCGCTACAGGTCAACAAGCATTAGTACGCGAAACAGATGGCAAGGTTCTAACACAAGTAGGTAAGAACTGGAACCCTGTACAGAACTCAGAAGCTTTCGACTTCTTTACAGAGTTTGTTTCTAACGGTGATATGGCTATGGACACTGCGGGTTCTCTTAAAGGTGGACAGATCGTATGGGCTATGGCTGATGTGAAGGACGGTTTCTCGCTCTTTAATGGCGACGAAGTGAAAGGCTACTTGCTCTTTTCAAACCCACATATGTACGGTAAGTCAATCGATATCAAATTTGTGATGGAGCGTGTAGTATGCAACAACACTCTTGCAGTAGCGTTGAGTGATGATCGTCAAGCTTCTGTGCGTGTCAACCACCGTACACAGTTCAATCCAGAGCGTGTGAAAGAAATCCTTGGTGTTTCTCACAATAAAGTAGAGCAATTCAAAGAAGCCGCTGAATTCCTTGGCTCACGTAACTACAAGCGTGAAACTCTTGAGAAGTTCTTTGGTAAAATCTTTGGAGAGTCTACTCGTGAAGACCAGACACTTTCAACTACTGCACGTCGAGCAATGGAAGTTACTGAGAACCAACCTGGTGACAACTTTCGTCCTGGCACATGGTGGAATGCTTACAACGCAGTGACATACATGGCTGATCACGAACTAGGACGTTCTGCTGATACACGTATGACTTCTGCTTGGTTTGGTAATAATGCAAACCGCAAAGTTAAAGCACTTGACTTGGCATTGGAAATGGCTGATGCATCTTAAAGTAACAGATGTAATATTACTGGGGGTAGCTTTAGGGCTACTCCTAATTTGGACAGACCCTTTAATGATCATTCGTGGAATAAATTAAATGAATTATACTATGTTTTTTATGGCATCACACTTAGGTGGCGCTATAGCATACCAAAATACTGGTGACACAACGTACCTCTTTTTAAACTTGGCTGTAATGGGATACGCATTATTCCAATTCATGAAGGTGTGTGTCTTAGTTCTTAGCCCAAATTGGGACGTTGAACTGGCTTATGCTCAGCACATCCCAGATAGTTGGAAGCTTTTGCACAACGCGACCCAAGCATTATCTGTCTATACGTTCTATATAGCAGGATGGACTTTTGTTTCGGGTTTCTCTGCCCTTTACCTTCTTGTTGTGGCAATTTCACTTATTATCACTATGAGTAACGTAAACTTGAGTGACATCGAAGGAGACGACGAATGAAGATACTTATCATGGGTCTGCCAGGTAGTGGCAAGAGTACCCTTGCAAAGCCCCTAGCAGAGCTTCTGGGGGGCGTGTGGGTCAATGCTGACATCATACGAACAAGCTACAACGATTGGGACTTTTCGCCAGAAGGGCGCATCAGACAAGCAAATCGTATGAAGCATTTATCAGATGGAATTGTAATGGCAGATAGAGTTGCAGTAGCTGACTTTGTTTGCCCCACGGAAGAAACAAGATCACAGTTCAATCCAGACTTTACAGTATGGATGGATACTATTAAAGAAGGACGTTTTGAAGATACGAACGCAATGTTTGAAACACCTGAGAACGTAGACTATCATGTAGAAAAATGGTTTACTAACACCCCAGATGTCTTGCACAGAGTAGTGCAACGATATGTGGCAATTAAAGATGGAAAAAAATGGGAAGGAGAACTGTAATGGTTGACGTAATTAAACAAAACTTCGAAAGATTTGATAGTGAAAATCCACATGTGTTTGAAGCATTCAAAAAGTTCGCAACGCAAGTTAAAGATACTGGAAAGAATAGCTATTCTGCCAAATCAATTTTTGAGCGTATGCGTTGGCACTCAGAAATCGAAACAGTGGGGGAGTCTTTTAAGTTGAGTAATAACTATACGGCTCACTACGCAAGAAAACTGATGAATGACTGCCCAGAGTTTGAGGGTTTCTTCAGAACAAAGGAGCTTAGAGCTTAATGTTTGATTATAAGAAACCAACAGTACAAATGCTAGGACGTTGGCAACCTTGGCACGATGGTCATACAGAGCTATTTAAGAAGGCTCACGCTATCACTGGACAAGTTGTTATCATGGTACGTGACGTATTCAACTACGATGGTGACGCAGGTGCTGGGCGCACTACTGAGCAAGATGACAACCCCTTTGGTATGATTGACGTCATTGCTAACATCGAAAGAGGACTAGCCCCACACGGCTTCCATAACGGTCACCAGTACCTTATCTTAGAGGTTCCTAACATTGTTGATATTAGCTATGGACGTGGTGTAGGATACACATTCACTGAGCATGACTTGGGTGAAAATGTGCATAATATTAGTGCTACAAAAATTCGTAAACAAATGAGAAAAGAGGGGAAATTATAATGGCAAATTATGTAAACTTTACAGTAAACTTTGATCAAATCAACGAAGCCGCAACAGCAAAACTAAAAGAGCTTTATGCTCGTATTCGCAATGAAGAAGGCAGTCAAGCATGGTTTAGTGACATGTTCGTTGAAGGTGACTTGACTTATGAAGATACAGGCAAGTATGAATGGACAACTGCAAATATCGGACCTAAGTGGTGTTACCTTGAAGAATTTGATGAAACTTTCATGAATGGAACAAGCGCATGGTGTTACCCAGAAGAAGGTATTACCAAACTTTTAGAAATCCTAGAAGAATTTGATCCAGACATTATCACTTCTGTTACATACGAAGATGAAAACCCTAACTTTGTTGGATGTTCTATTTTCGAAGGTTCCGTACAAATTGATGGTTTGGAATATGATTACGAGGAAATCATTGAAGTTGTCATTGAAGCTTCTGAAATTCTAAATGAAGATTCATGGAATTCAGATGATGAAGTATGGGTAGATGATGAAGCAGAAGATGTCTTTCAAGAAGAATTGTGGGAAACTATCCACAATAGCATGATGGAAGTGATCACACCGACTATACAGGATCAGATAGAACTACAAGCCAGCCGAAAAAAACAAGCCGAATAAAAAGGTTGACAGTATACTAATCATAATGTAATATGTATGAAAAGAAAGTATGGAATATGATTGATATACCCACAAACTGGACATTTAATGACGTCAAGGTTGCAAGCAACTTTGACGATCATGTGCGCGAACAACTACCTTGGTACGATATGGTAAGTAGTGCTATTGCTCAAATAGCTAATCACTACATACCAGAACAGGGTACTGTTTATGATGTTGGTGCGAGTACAGGTAATGTAGAGCGTACCTTGAAGTCTATTCTCATTGAGAGAAACGTAGACTTTATTCCGATTGAGAAAAGCCAACAAATGGCTGATATGTACACTGGTGACAATCCTGTGATTGTTGCAGATGCCACAGAACACTCATTTGAAGAGTTTGACTTTGGTGTAATGTTTCTCACAATGATGTTCATACCACCACACAGACGAAACCTATTGCTTGATCGTATGATGGATAGTCTCAGAGATGATGGTGCTTTGGTGATAGTA